TAGTATCGGCGCATATGTTAGCGGCTTGATTGAGCAAGGCGTTATTTTGCCTGAACAAGAGCGTGTGATTAAGAGCATATTAAAAGGCGTGGTTGAGCCGACTAGCACAAGCGGTGCTGTTGCATGGGCTAAAAACGCTTCTTACATTTATCTGATGGGTAGCCCTTTAAGCGCCATCACACAAATTCAGGATTTGGCATTTTCATTGCACTCTAATGGCTATTATCAAACAATTAAATCGGTCGCTAAGTTTGCTGCTAGAAAAACCATGATTAAGCCTACTGATATTGGCTTAGACAATATGCTTGAAGAGCTGAGAGATAAAAGCCGTTCGTCAAGAGCTGTTAAATTTGTTTTTGATAAAGTTGGCCTAAGCGCATTTGATAGCTTTGGTAAGCAAGTTTTCATGGACGGCGCTATGGCACGGCTTAAAAAGCAGGCTAAAAAAGGCAATGCCGAATTTAACGATATGCTTAAAATGGCATTTGGGGAGCAAGCTAACGAAGTCAAGCAAGAATTGCTTAGCGGTGTTATGAGTGAAAACACATTATTTCTTGCCTTCTGTGAGCTTTCTGATGTGCAGCCAATATCGTTAGCAGAAATGCCTTTAGCCTACCTTAATGCCAATAAAGGCCGATTGTTTTATATGCTAAAAACATACACGGTTAAGCAGTTTGATGTTTATCGGCGCGAAGTTTTTGATAACTTGGCAAGCGGCAATGCTAAACAAACGGCGCTTGGTCTGAAAAATCTAATAAGCCTTGCTGTTAATTTAATGATTATGGGCATGGCCTCGGACGCTTTGAAAGATTTAATCTTGGGCCGTGATATTGAGCTAGACGATTTAGTTATGAATAACATCTTAAAGCTTTATGGTTCAAATAAATATCAGGCTATGAAGTCTGAGCGTGATGGTTTCATGGAGGCGTTATTTGCATCTTTATTTGGGCCGCCAATCGGCACCCCGATAAGCGATTTGATTAAAGATGTTAAAGGCATAGCCTCTGGTGACAAAGAGCTTAAAGATGCTAAGGTTTTGGGTAGTGTGCCATTTGTGGGCCGATTATACTATTGGTGGTGGGGCGGCGGTAGCGAAAAAAAATAGTTTGAGTTTTTAAAAATATCGTCTATGCTGGCGGTGAAAATAGGGATTAAATAGAATGGCTATATCAGATAATTATGCGCCCATTAAGCAGCTTGGCAATGGCTCAACAACCATATTTACAGGTAGTTGGAAGGTTTTTAATGCCTCTTATATGCGTGTTTATCTTGAAGATAACACCACAAATGTCCAAACTTTGCAGGTTTTAGGCGTTGATTATACCTTAACATTTAATGAAGCTGGTTTTACTGTCACCATGATAGTGGCCCCGCCTAGCACAAAATCAATCATTATGGCTAGAGAAATCCCCTTAAATCAAACTGAGCCATATAAAACGGCAAAAGGTTTTCAGGGCGAAACGCTAGAAAATAGTTTAGATAAAGCCGTGGCCATCTCGCAAAACCTTGAAGATGACATTGGGCGCTCGTTAAAGTTCCCATTGGCATCGGGTTTTACTGACTTCCCATTGCCTGTGCCTGCGGCGAACAGGGCTTTAAAATTTAATTCTGATGCCACAGCTTTGATAAACACCACATATGACCCTGATACTGCTGGCGATTTGAGTGGTGCGGCGGCGGCGGCTATTGCGGCGGCTGACGCTGCAAACGCTAGCGCTATTGCGGCGGCGAATAATGCTGCATCTGCTGGCGCTGCCTATGGGGTGGTGACTGGCACGGCTAATGCGTTAGTCTTAACAACTGGTGGCAGTGTTACCCTTGCGACTGGCAAGCGTGTAACTGGCTTTTTTGCAGCTAACAACACAACTGCTGTAACACTTAATGTTGATGGCACAGGTGACAAAGCATTTGAAAAGCATAATGGTGTTGCTCTTGCGTTGGGCGATTGTTTAACAGGTGCGGTGTTTGAAGCTGAATATAACGGCACAAAATGGCTTATGATTAGCACCCCTGCACTTACCAACATTGAGCATGGTGGCAGTGGTGCAAAAACTGTTGCAGGGGCAAGGTCAAACTTTCAAATTGGCAAACGTGCGCCAACAACTGCTATTGCGACAACTGTTCAGCTTGGCAGCTTAGATGGTGATGTTGTGCTTTTTACTGCTGGCACAGGAACTTTAAATAGCTTTGGGACAACTGGTGCCGTAGATGGCATGACTAAATTTTTAGAGTTTCCTGCTGGTGTTACATTAACAGCAAGCGCCACTTTAGTTTTAAACAATAATGGTGCAAGCTACACCACGGCGGCGGGGGACATTGCTATTGCAACATATAATGCAACCGGCACGTTGTGGAATTTGGCTATTATTAAAGCTGACGGCAAAGCGCTTGTTAGTAATAGTTATATATTGGCTACAGCACAAAACACCACATCTGGCACATTTAAAGATTTTACTGGTATTCCAAGCACAGTTAATAGAATTAGATTTTCTTTTAGCAATGTTAGCACTAATGGTAGCTCGCAAGTTGTGGTTAGGTTAGGTGATAGCGGGGGCATAGAAAATACAGGCTATAGACATTCTGCGACTTTGGTATCAAGCGGCGTAGCTTCAGCGTTTTTCACATCAGGGTTTGCTATTTATGATAATGGTGCTAACGCTGGTTCTACACGTCAAGGGAGCTTGGATTTAGATAGAGTTTCAGGTAATTTATGGGTTTGCAAGGGTATTAGTGGTGTAGGTAGTGCTGCAACCGTTTATTTTGCAGGGGATAAAACTTTGTCGGATGTACTCACTCAAATTCGCATTACAACAGAAAATGGCACAGACACATTCGACTTAGGGAGTGTAAATATTAGTTATGAGTAAATATTTTGGAACTTCAATTGATGTTGTAACTGGTGAAGAAACTATTGTCTATCTAACACCTGAAGAAATAGCGGCTTTGCCATTGCCTCCAACGCTTGAAGAGCGCAATAACTACATTGCACAACGTCGTGCTGAGCGCTATGCCAATGAAGTTGATATTTACGCAATCCGCTATAAGCGTGGCGAAGTTGATGACGTTTTTATTGATGGTCTTTATGCTAAAATTAAAGCTGAATTGCCTTATGAGGTTGAGGCGCAGGAAGTTAAAGAGGTTTAGTTATGGTTAAGCAAGTTTTTGACAAGTTTCTGGCTATGGAGTGGGCTTTTACAAAGTTTGTTATGCCCATATTAGGTTTGTTTTTTGCCGTTGCTGTAACTGTCATTGGATTTATGGTTAAAGCACAACTTGCTACCAATAAAGAAATGAGCGCAACGCTTACTGTTATGGTTACAAAACAGGCTGTTGGCAATGTTACGCTAACCAATATAGATAAAACCCTGCAAGGTTTGCAAAAAAACCAAGAAAAAACTGATGAGCGTGTGACAGCTATTGAAAAAGAAACTGGCATTATTAAGGGCGATGTTAAAGGCCTTGGAGTGCGATTAAATAGAGTTGAACAAGATTTTAGGGAGGCGAAAAATGGCTATTAAGAAAAAGTCCATGAAGAAATCAAAACCGATGCCTAAACCCAAGCCTGCCCCAAATGGCGGCAAAAAATATGCAGGTAAAAAAATTGAAACAAGAACGCAAATGTTAGCTAGTATGGGGGGGTAATATGCTTGAAACTATTTTAGGGTCTTTGGTTGGTGGCGCTTTTCGTGTTATCCCCGAAGCTATGAAAATGTTTGACCGTAAAAATGAGCGTGCCCATGAGGCCGTGATGGTTGATAAACAGTTCAATCTTGAAAAGCTTAAAACTGACCAATCTATAAATTTAGAAGCCACTAAAAACAGTGGCGCACTTGGCCTTGCCGAAGTGCAAGCCATCGTGTCCGCAACTAAAGCCCAAGCTACAGTTACTGGCATTGGCTGGGTTGATGCTATTAGCTCGCTGATGCGGCCTGTTATCACATTTTGGTGGGTGATTGTGTTGTATAGCGTGGCCTTGGCCGCCCAATATTTTGTGCTGATTGATGCGGGTGAAACTTACACATCGGCAATTTTAGGTTTGTGGGGCCCTAATGAAAAATCTATCGTTAGCAGCATTATAAGCTTTTGGTTTGTGGATAGAAGTTTGCGTAAAAAATAATGGACTTGGAGCCGCTTTATCAAATTGTGCGTAAATATGAGGGGCTAAGGCTAAAGCCTTATCTGTGCCCCGCTGGTGTGGCTACAATAGGATATGGCAGCACTGGGCGTGACATTACCATGTCGCACCCGCCTGTTACAATTGAGTGGGCTGAGCGGCGTATGCAGGCAGATTGTGCTAGATTTGTGTCATCTGCTTTGAAAATATCCCCCATTCTGGCTAGTTACCCAAATAAATTGTGTGCTATTGCCAGCTTCTGCTATAATCTGGGGGCCACGGCATATAAAGGCAGCACATTATGCCGCAAGGTTAATGCAAGCGCATGGCAAGAGGCGGCTGAGCAATTTGAAAAATGGGTGTTTGCAGGCGGTAAAAAGCTAAATGGCCTTGTTAAACGCCGCGCCATTGAAAGAGATTTGTTTTTAACGCCATATAAGGGGGCTGAGCATGGACCAATTATTGATGTGGGCAATCAGCCACAAAACAGAAACAGCGCTAATGGCGGCCAGCCTAGTGATTTTGGCGTATGGTTTAAGCAATTGGCTGCTGCGTGGCGGGGGAATTGAGCAAGGCTTTTACACGCCTGAGCAAATGGCCGATGGCGCCAGCATACCACACCTAAAAACTGTTCATGCGCTGCTTGTGGGGGCCTCTGGGTTGCTGACTGGTATTTGGTGGCTGGCTGTGCTTATGGCCCTTGCACAACGCCTCGGGCAGTCTTATAGCCTATTCCGTGATGAAGTAGATGACGCATTTCGCAAAAACCAAAAATCGTGGTGGGCACAAATTGTGTGTTTGCGCTCGGCCTCGTGGTGTTTGCCGCTTATGGTTGTGGTGGGTTTTGGCTATAGCTGGCAATTGGCGCTGCTTTATTTGCCTGCCTTGTTTTTGATGCCTTTATGCTATTCGGGTGTTTGGTTTTGGTTTGGTGGCAATAAGTGGTTTAATGCATGGACTGTTGGCGAGCAAAGTTATGGTGGCTTACACGCGCTGCCGTGGGCTTATTTGGTGTTTAAGATGGTTTTGATTGCCTTAATGTAGGGCTTTGACAAAACTGTAAAAGTGTGGTTTTAATTGGCGGCCGCCTACGCATTTCCCATTATTTACATTGTGTGGGCGGCGCACCATCTATAGGCCGTTTAGAAAATATTTGCGGTAAAATTTCCACATGGCACGAAACCCTATTGCTAATATGATTATCAAGGCCAAATCAGCCATAATTTAGGGCTTTGCGCGGCTTATAGCCAAAGCCCAACATATCAAAACCATTTTTAAGATAATCTAAATAGCTGCTTTGCATTGGCCGTGGTGCATTTGCCCAAGCCATAGCGTGAAAATCCATGATGGATTTTTGATAAAACTTGTCGTTTTCAAAATCATATAGCTTGTGAATTATATCGGTATGGCCGTAGCGGTCAAGCCTGTGGTAGCGCTGATGGTGATTGTGGCATAATGGCAGCACCTTAAATGTCTCTGCCATGATAATGGGCAAAGGGGCTAGGTTATAAACAAGGTTGCTAATCGTATCGCATTTACTGGCGCGGTCTAGGTGGTGGTATTCAATGGGGGTGGCGGTCGGCTGCATAATTTGGCAGCTAGGGCAAGTGCTTTGGGCTTTTACTTCCCTATACCAATTGTAAATCATGTGTGGGTTGTAGTCGCCCATATCAGCCCTTTATAATTGATGGGCAAAGCAAGAGTGTTAAACGCAACCTCGCTTGCTCTGCCCAAAATTATTATAGGTCGTTTTATTTTTCGGTCAAGTTTGTAAATTGACTTTGTAATAGCGGCGCGAATAGCGCTCAACAAGGCGCGCATCAACTAGCACTTGCACCACGCGATAAACATAGCACTTTGAGCGATTGCCCCATTCTGCCGATATGTCGCTGGCAGTTGATGTAAGGCCTTTGCGCTCTCGCTTTTTCAGAATTTCAAAAACATCTGATTGGGCTTTGGTGATTTTTAATTGTGCTGGTGTGGGTTTCATGTCTAGCTTTCTTTCTTAATGTTATCTAATTGTGCCATAACTGCCTCTATGCTGTCAAGCCCAATAGCAGGAAAAAATAAACTTCCATCTATAACGCCCGAATTGCCAAAGGATTTTTTAGCCTTGGCCACAAAATCTTGCTTTGTTATGGCTCCCACAATATCAACCGCATGGCCAAGCTTATTTTTATTAACATCTAAGGCCTTGCAAAAAACCAAGATGTCAAAGTTGTCTTTTTCTAGCTGTTTTGTTTTTGTTACTGGCCAAATCAACCTTGTGGCATATGGTGAGCGCGAACATTTAACGTCAATCCGCAGGCCGTTTGGGGCCAAAATATCATATCCGCCATCTGTGCCAGTCTGCCAATTAAGCGCTTTGGTGTCTAAGCCCAAATAAAGGGCCACAGCAAGCTCGCTAATTCTGGCGGCATACTGCATAGGCACACTCTCTTCAATGCGCATGCCGCCCATTGGCAAGGGCCTATATCGTTTATTTTTTGTAAAGCTGCGAACAACCTTCTCGGCAAACATCTGGCATTTTTCAACATGGGCGTGGCCAACAAAATATAGCATTTTAATCCTCTAATAATCTAGCTGTCATAAATCCAAACCTGCAAATTGGTGCACCGTTACAGTTCCACCCCATAAGCTTGGCCCACCACTTAAAGCGATATTGCTTTATCTTGGTGTCAATTAAGCCCAAAAATATTGTGTATGTTTTATATTCAACTTTATACATTATTTTACCCCTATAAATTTGTAAGCATTTGGGTGTTTTTGCCCATAAACATATTGTAATTTATGAATAGCAAATTGAAGACTTATATCCTTGCTTTCTAAACGCTTCAATAATTCAAGTAACTCATCTAACGGCACCATTGGCGCTGAATTTGATGGCCGCTTATTCCATGCCGCAATGGCTTCTAAATTTGTATCAAAATGCGTTAGCTGTGCCCCACATTGCTGGCAGGTAACTTGTCCGTTATAGTGCTTGCCGCAGCAATCGCACGAGCTATGGCTGGTATCTTTAGCCTCGCTTTCACAAAATGAACACGATTTGATAGCTTGGTTATTTTGCATTTTCTTTATTCCATTCTGCTATAGCTTTATTTTTATTATTATCGGGGCAATCTTTGTAAAAACAAATAACTTTAAAATTGCCACTTGACCATTCCACTAGTTTGGGTGGTTGGTTGCAAAATTTACAGTTTTCAATATTGCTAGATGCGGCTTGTGTTTGTTTTTTGTCTGTCATTTTTCACCACTAAAATCTAATGTTACATCAAAGCCAATGCCTAGCACTTCAAGAGTAAATTCCCATTCTTTGAAGCTGTTGTAGGCGTGTAGGCCAACCTTAAAAAAAGCCAAGCGATATTTAACGGCGTTCCAGTCGTGCCATATGCTATATTTAATCATTGTTTGCCCCGTATTTTTTAATTAGCTGTTTTACTAGTTTTCTGCAAAAAGCAGCTCTTGTTTTATGCACACCAGCGCTCATTGCTAAATGCGGTAACGCTAAAACTCTATCTTCAAAATATTTCTCATGTTCCCGCAACAACTCCAGCACTTCGCTAAGTAGCACTGCTGGCTCAACTGTGGGCGGTCTGTCAGGGGAAACCTTAATTAAATTCTGCTTATAAATAAAACTGTCAGGCTGTGTGTTTTCAATCATTAATTCTCTTGGTATAATTATTGGTTTAACATCGCTCATTTGCTTTTCTCCTGTGCTGCGGTTTTGCGTAATTGCCCATAAAGATAGGCCCAGTTGCCAAAGTCACCTTCAAAGGTGTAGTGCGCCCCGATGCCATCGCTAATAGTATTGGCTTTGATAACTTCAAACATGGCATCTGTTAGATATTGGGCCGTTGTGTAAGTCTTATAATTTGTGGTTATGGCAGATATATTTGTTCTTAATAGGTTTTGTAAGAATAGTTCTATGTTATCAATAACAACATTCCTAATGCCATTTAAGCCACAGGCCATTATTGTGCTATAGTCTAACACCATGCCATGCATATCAGGATATTCGGTTAAAACCCTTCTGGCCTCAGATATGTTATGCACAATTAAATGAGCGCCTGTTTCACGGCATAAATTTACAGCGTCGTAGGTTTTGCCGCCCCCCCTTGGTCTGCTAATTATTTTCATCGCTGTCTTCTCCTTCGTGTTCTATAACATCTCTAACGCCATAAAACTTTGGCGTTAATGCAACACCATGCTTTTTGAATAAGCTGTGTATCACTTTTGGCAAGCCTTCGCTTATGGCTTTTATCTGGTCTGGTGTGACATCTATTAGATAATCATCTGCAAGCTCGCCAACAATATCAAAGGCACATTCTTGGGCGTGTTGTATGATAGCATCGGGGTGTATGCAAAGGTCTTTAAACTTAATGTGGTCAATAATAGCTGTATAGCAAGTTTCGTCTTTATTTGTGCGGTTATCATATATAGCCTTTTGTCTTGAGGCATATTCGCCTGAATAGTATTCCCCGCCATCGCTATAGGTATATTTAATTGTCATGTTGCACCTCGGTTATATCTTTAAGCCAAATTTGAATTATTTTTATTTCACCATTGCCATAGCAATCAACAACAGCTTTACGGTCAATGATAGAAAGTTCATCTGCCATTACTATGTTTATGTGTGCAACAGTTCCTATAAGCCTATGTTTTTTCCCATAGCCCTTAGATAATATAACATGCCTACCTATAGGGAATTTAGCCCTGCAAAACCTATTAGAATATTTCCTAAGTTCATAGCTCTTAGTGCCATTCTTGAATTGCTCAAAATATTCTGTTTTTAGCGGCATAAAAAATGGTTTAAGCATTGTCATTACCCACCACCTTTTCTGCGTTTGCTATAGCTCGTTTTATTTCAAATAATTGTTTCTCTGTTAAATTGGCAGCGTTAGTAGGTATTTGCAACCACACCAAAATAGTTAATAATTTTCTGTAAGCCATTTTATATTGCCAATTTTCGTTCTCATACTTTTCTTTTAACTCGGCATGGCTTTGCTTAACCCGCTCTAGCTCTAAGGCTTGTTGTGCTGCCCCATGGGATAACTCAACATAGCTTTTTGAAAGGTCTTTAAGAGTCTTGTCGGTGCGCTCTAGCTCGGCCTTTGTCTGCTCGTGTATGTCGGTGCGGGTGTAGCTGGTTTCGTTGTTGTCCCCATATTCATTAACCGCCTGATTAAAAGGGTCTGCGCCAAGGCATTTGATGAGGTCGTAAAAATCATTATACCACTTTAATTTACCCTCACGGTCATAACATTGACCATTATTAGCGTGCATAGGGTATGGGCAATCGCCAACATCGTGGTTAATGCAAGTGATGGAACCGCCGTTTGTCTGATACCACAGGCCGGCTTGGACTGGCTCGGTTAGTTTAGTTTCTTGGGTCATCGCTAATGCCCTCCCAAAGTAATTTCATATGTTCCCAGCGTGGCTTTAAAAATTCAATCACGGCAGGTTCATCGGCGCGGCACACTTCTACGCTAACATATCTATAAAGCCCTTTGCGTTGGCCCATATAAAAAAGCATAAGCCTGCCGTTGCGGTAGTAGTTGTCGCCATTGTATGTTGGCAGTTCATGGTCTTCACCCTCTTGCCAATCCCAGCGAAAAATCAAGTTCAAGTCTTCATCTTGACTTCCCTCGGCCTCTAAAAATTCTGAAAATGTTCTATAATCAGTGCCAACTTTTTCACTGGCAAAATAATTGCCCTCGTTGCAGTAGTATGGGTGTTCAATTTCCCATAGGTGTTTAGTTTCTTGTGTCATCTTCTTGCTCTCCGTTATAATAATCACCTGTGCCGCCGCAATAATTGCATGGTTCTGGCACTTCAGTAGCGTTACCACAGCACTCGCCAAATCTTGGGCGACCACAGCACCCTTGACCTGATACGATGCCGCCGCCGTTGCAATGATGGCATGGGTGTAAGCTCATAATCTAATCCTTTTTAAGTTGCATTGTTTTTAATTTTTCAAATGTCTCTGGTGGTATTTCTGCACATTCATCTATGAAGCACATGGTGGCGCTTTCTGGTTTTGGTAGCGCGTCTATGTCGTAAAAGTGGGTTGGTTTATGCTCAAAGCCTAAGCGCCATAAATACCATTGCCTTTGGTAGTCATACTCAGCGGCCTTTGTTTCTTCCAAAAGCCTTTTGCCATCTATGTTTTTAACATTATATGATGCACCTGTTGCAATGTTTCCGTGCATACACCACACGAAGCGGCCATGCTCACCATATTTTGCAAGATATGGCAGCCTATCAATCAAAACCCAAAAAGGCTTGCCACATTTTGGCGCTTCTTCTATTGGCCGTGGCCGTTTGGTTATGTAATATCCTGCTTTATCTAACGCTTGAAAAACCTCTATGGCTTGGCTTTGAGAGCCAGCATGATGCTCAGCAATATCAAGTAAAACACTAGTTTTCATCTTACACCATGCCTAATGCAGATTTATAAAGTTCAACCAGCTCTTCTTGTTCGCGGCGTTGGTCGGTGGCCAGCTTGCGCAAGCGCACAATTTGTCGCATAATTTTGGGGTCAAACCCTGCGCTTTTGCCTTCGCCATAAACCTCCTTAATATCATCGGCAATGGCTGCTTTTTCCTCTTCTAAGCGTTCAATGCGTTCAATCAAAAGCTTTAGGCGCGCGCCTGCATCGGGTGCCTTTTCTGTGCCATGCATACGGTTAAAAAGTTCTGGTTCTCGCTGTTGGCGTTCAACTTCTTTGTTAATAATCTGCTCAGCTTTTTCAAATGGATTTGACATTGTTAAATTTCCTCTTCGGTTATTTGGTTAAAAAATTGTGATATAGGCATATTTTCTTTGGTGATTTTTGCATAGATTTCGCGCAACTGTGCAATGTCAAAGCTAACACTAGCGCATTGTTGCTGTGCCTCTAGCATATCATTGGTAACGCCAAGCTTATCAAAGGCCACAAGCAAGTTATCAATCTGCTCTTGGTGTGATAATGCAGGCTTAGGCGGCACTTGGTTTGATGGTGCGGCTGGCGGCGCTGCTTGTTTAACCACTAGCGGCTTGACTGTAAAAGGTTTGCGGCTTGTTTTGCTTGCACTCAGGGGCATAACACGCACATCTTTTAAGCCTTCCATAGCTCTAATTCTTATGCCGCCAACTTCTGCGCCTGCCCATGTAACAGTCGGGTCGCCCCATAGTGTCAAGCTGCGGCCCACATAATCGGCTGCACGGCTGCCCCAAATAGCAACTAACACCCGCATCATGCCCTTGCATGGTAGCCAAGGCTTGCCGTTGTCGCCTTCAAAATAAATAGCAACTGGCTGTTGTGCGCTGTGTTTTTTGACATCACGAATTTTAATCGTTATATCGCCGCCAATTAAGTCATCATAATTTAATTGGTCGCTTTTTGGTTTAGTAAAATCATTCATATTGATGTCGCTCATATTACAATCTCCCCATATTCTCTATATTCGGTTGGTATTAGTCGGTTATTTGTTGCCAGAATTTCATTGTAAGCCTCTAGTGCTTTAACTATTCTGCCTTCAAATGCTGTGGCTGCCGTTACAATGGCATCTTGAATTTCTTTAATCGGATAAACACGGATTATAAAAAGCGGCAAGCCTGCACAGTAGCTGCAATAATCTATCCATTGGCGGCCTGAAACAAACAAGCCAGCTTGACATTGCATTATATGCTCATCGGGCACCGTTCCGCTTAACATTGTTTTTAGGTGGTGTTTCTGGCGGCGTTTTTTTATTTCCATTAAGCCGTGCTCGCCCACAAGAGCATCTGGGCTGTAGCCAATTTTAAAACCAAGGCTTGTGTTTGTTATAAAACCAACACTTACAGGCTCATCATTTTTCGTGGCGTAGTATTCTTTAACATGATATTCGGCTTCATGCCCTGCCAGCATCTCATCGTTTTGATAGTGGGCTTCAACACGGCCAGTTATGCGCTGCGCCAATAGGTCGTAAAGGTGTGAGCGCTCAGCATCGTTGCTGGCCACTTTTAAAGTTGGCGTTAAAATTAGTTTCATTTCGCTAGCGGTTAAAATGCCTCGGCGCATCTCTAGCCATTCATCTGTGCCCTGCACAATGTCGGTATGAATTTTTATCATAGTTTTTACCCCTTAATATTTGATGGTTGTGTTTGGCACTTGGCCTTGCAGGATTGCAGCCACGATGTTTTTGGCGTTGTCAGCGCTAAGGCTTGGCACGGCCGCCACAATGGCTGCCACAATAGCGTTGTTAATCTTAGCTCTATGGGCTTTGTCGGCATCACGGGCCGCCTGTGCGTCTTCTTCGGCCTTTTCTTTGGCGCTCTGAGCGTCTAGGGCATCTTGGGCTTCTTTAGCTTTTCGGTTTGCTTCGTCAATAGCATCTTGTGCCGCTTTATTTGCTGCATCTGTGGCATCTTTAGCAGCTTTTTCGGCGGCATCGGCTGCAATTTTAGCTTCACGGTCGGCTTTTTCACGCTCGGCCTGCTCGGCGCGCAAACGCTCAAGCTCTAAATCTTTCTTGCGCTGGGCTTCAATATCGGCCAAGGCTTGCTCTAGGGTATTGACGGTGTTTTTGTATGCGCCCACGGCCACATCGCTAAACTCTTGCCAAACTGTGCTTGTAAAAATTTCTTTAGCGCCTAATAGGCAGTTTCTAATATGCTCAGGGTCGTTAATGCTAGCGGCATTTGCATGACTTCTGATTAGGCCAAGGGCATTTTGCAAATTATCCACACGGCTTTTTTCTGCATTTTCCCATTCAACGGCTGGGGCTTTTACTTTATCACGCAATTCATCAAAGGCATCACGCACACGCTTCCGCTCGGCATCAATGGCATTTGTTTGCACTTTAAGCACGGCCACTAACTCTTTGCCCATTTCGTCAATGGCTGTTTTGCTGCTGGCAACTTTGCGCGCCATGCTTTTCATGGCTGCACGGCCTTTTTCGGTGGTAACATCGGCCTCAAATTCATCAACCATCTGTTTGACTTTATCAATAAATGGCTGGCACCCATTTTCTACAAATATCATTGCAGGGGTTACTTGGCTAAGGCTAACAAGTGCGTTAGCTTCGGTTTCTAGTGTTTCAATTTCTTGTGTCATGGCTTTTCCCTTTGGTTGTTTCTGATATTATATTGGTATTAAAAAGGATTGTCAATAGGCTTTTTTAGTAATAGCCCCCACAAAGTGCCGGCCCATGTATTGCAATGCATAGGCCCGATAGGGCAACATACAAGACAGCCAATAATGCAAAAAACACTATGCCGCCCAATACTTCCTTAAAAATTTCTGTTTTTGTCATGGTTATTCTCCCGCCCCTCGGCTAAATGTTGAACAAATTAAAGCTGCTTCGGTGTTATCTGTGCCACATAGCGTTGAAAATGGCACTTCTAAGCTGGTTTTAAGTTCTGGCTTGACTGGTGCAGGCATAGCGGCAGGCGTGTTGGTTGCCTGAATTTTGCCAGCTATGGCTTGGTAGCCTGCAATTTGGTTTTTTAGGGTCATATATTGCCACATAACTGGGGCGCTATACCAATTTAAGGCCATTTGAATTAAAAAGGCCAAGGCTAGCCAAAAGTTACGCCATCTAATCATCGCAGGCCTCCTGTGGGGGTTGTGGTAATGGTTGCCAAAAACATGGCGCTGTCCAAGCCATTTCAAAATCATCTAACCATGAACATTCTTTTTCTGAAAACTTGATAATTGTTATTTGCATATCTGGCATGGTATGTTTAAAAAACCCTATTAATCTTGTGCCATCTTTAGGCGCAGTTTCAATTGGCCGCCAAGGCTGTTTAGGTGCTAAATTAATCATCGGCTCTATCCTTTCTATCGTGCTCATTATCATATCCATAAGCATATTCGCTTAATTCTTCTGGTGTTAAATCAGTAACCCGCACACGCTGGCCATCAATTTGCTTGTAATAGTGCGGCCGCGGTGCACGGTTATAATAAGCATCGGCGCTGCCTCTGTCGCATGGGCTGCCGTGCTGTGGCTCACTTGGTTGGCCCATGATGTCGCGGTGCTGTAATACGGCTAAATCTGTTGCTAATTGAAAAATATTCATAACTGGGTTTCCTTTCTTGCATCTGCTAATTGTTGTAAAACTTTGTCGGCGCTTTCACCTACCTGCATCAGGTAATAGGCTTGTAATTGTAAAATTATCGTGTCCATAGCTGTAACCCCTTGTTTAGTGCGTTGGTTAAAAGTTTCTGCGATGTCGGCTCGTTTAGGCCACTGATTAGGCTTTCTATGTGGTTGCGCTGGCGCTGCACTTGGTCTGAAAAACTTAAACCTTGGCGGCCGCGCGCTAATTTTTTGCAGTCGGCGTGGTAGGTTAAAATTTGCTGCTCAATGTCTTTGAATTTGCCGTGCATAGCCAACCCCCTTAAATTACTGTCATGTCAAAAGTGCCGCCACTTGCTTGGCTAAGCATGATAATAACCATACCCTCGGCGGCTGCGTAGGCTTCACATTCTTCTTCGGTTGTAAATTGTGTTTCAATTGTGCGCATCTTGTAATCCTTTTGTTTAGTGGTTTTTTTCTTCTTATATAGGTATTATAAAGGTATTATAAAAGACTGTCAAGCGTTATTTTTAGACTTAGCAGAAAAAACTATTTAAGCTATTGGTTTTATTAAAAAGAAAATTGATTTATTTTACAATATTATCGGGTAAAGTGCCAGCTTATCGGTATTTTTACAGGCTATGAAACTAGGCTAAATACTGCATACCGATTTAGTGTGCTTGGGCGGCTGGCGCGCCCACCAAGGATAATTTAGCCTAAAACTAGCTTGTTTCCTTTTTAATGTCATGTCAATACCCTTTTATTGGTGGAATAAACAATTATTCCAGTTGACAGGCGCGGGGGTTTTGTGCTTTATTAGCTGCGGCGGTAAGACTTAGCGGTCTGTATTTGCTAACCCTCCGAGCGGCAAAGCCGCCAATTTTATAGCTTGGAGGATAATAGCTTGGAGGCTAAACCATGATACACAAAACCCAAGGGCGGGAAGCCCAATTTACAGGCTTTAGCATTGCGGCTAAACCTAATTTAATTACAATTGAAACAAAAGACCTGCCATTATTTAGGCTTGAAATGACAGAAAAGGAAGCCCTTGATTTGGGCTACAGCCTTGTGGCTGCTGTTAGTAAGGCAGGTGAGTAATGGAATATGCGTATAAAATTGATAAATGGGAAAGATACCAGCATTATAAACATAGGTCGCCACCTTGGATAAAACTGCATTATGAGCTTATATCATCTTCAACATGGGTAATGTTAGACGATGCTAGCAAGTTGCTAGCAATTGTATGCATGATGCTAGCAAGCCGTCACGATGGCTGCATACCTGATAACCCCGATTACGTTCAAAAGATGGCACACATTAGCGTAAAACCTGACTTTCAGCCTCTAGTTGATGTTGGATTTTTGCTAAAAATAGACGATGCTAGCTCTAATGCTAGCAAGTTGCTAGCAGATGCTAGCACCGGTGCTAGAATAGAGAAGAGAAGAGTAGAGAAGAGTAGAGTAGAGGATAGGCCGCAAAAAAGCCTAAATGAATTTAAACTTGATAGTTTGGATTATTTGCAGCCGTGGCTTGATGTTAATAATTTTAACATTGATAGGCTGGTCCTGCGAGATAAGATTTTTGATTACTGCAAAGCTAAGGGCAAAACCTATAAGGATTATAACGCAGTTTTTAGAATATGGGCTAAAAACGAGAAGACAACAGCGCCTAAAACTAAATCTAACAATGCATTGGCAGGGCTATAATGGACACTCAAGAACTTGAATATAGCGTATTATCAATACTTTTAACGCATGATGACCTGTTTTATCAAACAGAATTAAAAAAATACCACTTTGATTTTTATGGGTTGTTTTTTGAAAAAACCTTTGAAAGTAAGCTTTCTCATGGTAAAATTAATGCACCGTGGGTCTTTTCTCAGATTGCGGCAGAAACTGGACAAACTACTAAAGAGGTTAGCGAAACGCTTGCCGATTGCCTTGTTTTTAACCCCTTGAAGGCAAATTTTAGTTTTTACCAAAAAGCTTTGATTGATGGTTATCATGTGAGAAAAGCCCAAGCTATTGCAAAAGAGCTTTTAATTATGGCTAGCGTTCAAGGGGCTGAGCCAACCGTATTATATGATTTTATTGCCAAACAAAGTATGGATTATCTACCTGCTGATGATTTTTTAAGCCAACAAGAGGTTATTCAACAGTATTTTTTAAACAAAACTAGCGGCAAAGTTACGCCAACAGGCTTTAAAACCCTTGATAGTGTTATGGACGGTGGCATGGAAAGTGGTAAACTATACTGCTTTGCTGGCCCAGAAAAATCAGGCAAAACTATGTTTGCTGGCACAGTTTCAGGCAATCTTAACCTTATGGGGCACAAACATCTTTATGTTGCAATGGAAATGGGCGCCGCCGATATTGAAATACGCCAACATGGCCGATACAGCCAAACTTATTACAAAAAACTTAAAGAGCCTAATTATGATTTGATTAAAAATAACGTGATTTATTCAGACGCAGCAGGTATAACTTGGACAGAATTGCAGCAGAAAATGACCTTAGCCGTGCATAAACACAAAGTTGAGGGGGTTATTATTGATTACTGGCAACTCATAAAAGGCCGCAACCCAAAGGAAACTGAAGAATATCACTTGCGAGAGGTGGCTCAAGGCCTAGCTGACTTTGCAAAAAAAAATAAGATTTGGGTTTTATTGTTAGCGCAGGTCAATAAACAGGGCGATGTCTTTGCTGGCAATGGATTAAATAAAGCTTGTCATATTTTAATTAGCCTTAATAACCTATCAAGTCCACGAGAGCAAGAGGGTGGAAGATGGCTTAAAATGCTTGTTAGTCGCGCAACTCCTATGAGGGATTTGGGCGATGAGAACAACCCATATTTGCAAATTGATGGCAATGGGCCATTTATGCGTGAGCTAGTGGTAGCGAATTTGTCTGAATTTTAACCCATTAAATCAACGCTTTAACACTCCCTAACTAACTCTAATAAATACGATAAAAAACCGTGAAAGGCGCATAGACATTGACTTACAGAGGAATTGCAAAGAATAAATATCGCAATAAAAAATGCGAATATGGTGGCCATAAATTTGACAGTATAGGGGAGGCATCAAGATGGATATGGCTAAATAATCAAGCAGAGGGGGGCTGTGTGCGTGAATTGGCTCGGCAGGTAAGATTTAGCCTTGAGATTAACAACTGCCCTGTATGCGTCTATATAGCGGATTTTGCCTATATGCGTTATTGTAAAGTTAAAAATGAGTGGGTTTATGTGGTTGAAGATTTTAAGGGGGGTGCATTGTTGCCTGAATTTGTGTTAAAGCGTAAATTGATGCTAGCAATACACGGCATTGATGTTAAAATAATTCGTTCGCCCACGGCAGAAATTGAGGTTTGATGTGGCAGGCATACGCATAAAATCGGCACTTATCCAGAGTTATAAGGTTTTTTCAATCAAAAACAAGGTTGATAAGGGCATAGGCAATAACCTTATTTTTCTTGCTTACCTTAAATCTCTGCCCGAAGCTGCCTTAAAACGGGTGGTTAATCCTACGTCCGATGATTTTATAATGGCAGTTTTACATGATTATTATAAATGGCTTGAAAAAAGAAAGGCCGTAAAATGAAAACACCGATAGATTGGGAGGCTGTAGCCAAGCGCCGCATGATGGAAAACGCGGCTGCTGTTAATGATAATATTACCCCACAAGTGCGCCGCCATGTTGTTTTTGACTGTGAAACTACTGGCTTTGGATTTAGTTCGGGCGATAGGATTGTTGAATTTTCGGCCCTTGAGCTGATAAATGGGGAGCAAACTGGCCAATTTTTGAACGCTCTCGTAAATCCGCGCCGCCATATACCCGACAAAGTTGCTCAAATTCACGGTATCTGCAATGAAACTGTGCATGGCTGCCCTGATTTTGCCCATTATGCCGATGCCTTGATTGATTTTATCGGCTCAGATGTGATGGTAATTCACAACGCGCCCTTTGATATTGGCTTTTTAAACGCTGAATTGGCACTTGCTGGCAAGCCTGCCTATAGCATTGGCCAAACAATTTGCACCCTTAAACGTGCGCGCATACTGTGGCCAAAGGAAAAAAACAATCTGGCTGATGTGGCCAAGCGGCTCGGCATTAAGGTTGATAAAGCCAAATTGCACTCGGCCTATGGTGACACGCTGCTGCTGGCCGATGTCTTTAAGGCCATTTTCTAACTTGATGTTTAGCCTAAACTTGTGCTAAAACTGTTAATGTAATCCCTAACCAACCACAGAAAGACCATAGCCATGATGAATAAAATCCAACCACAACTCGGCGAAACTGTTAGCTTTGTGCGCCAAACGGCCGAGGGTGAAATTGTGCACGGCGTTGGCCGAGTTAAAGGCATTTTCCTATCGCCACACCAACACCCCATGGTGCAAGTGGTTGCCGATGCTGGCTCAGTTCATAACGTGGAAATGGCCTGTCTTAACCTTATGGAAGATGGTGTTGCCGCCTTTACTGCAATGTGCGCCAAGGTTAAAAGCCTGAGCGAAGAAGGTAATAAGCTGGCCCAAGCTACTGTAGCCGAATATAATACCAAGGTTGATGCAGCTTATGCCGAAGTTTTGGGGGTTCAACTTGAAATCTAAAGGACCAAAGCCGCCTCCTGTTGAAGATATTGGCCTGACTGAGAAGCAAAAGCTTTTCTGTAAGGAGTATGTTATTGACTTAAACGGCTTTAAGGCCGCCTGTCGTGCTGGCTATTCTAAGTTATCGGCTGCTGAAACTGCCAGCGAAGCTTTAGACAATCCCTATATTGTGCAGGAAATTAACCGCTTGATGGAAAGCCGCAACAAACGGCTAGAAATTACGGCTGACCATGTGCTTAAAGAGCTAGCACGGTTGGCCTTTAGCGATGCGCGCCGTGTAGTTAAGTGGGGACATAAGGGAATTGAGGCGGTTGATAGCGAAGATTTGGCCGATGACGATGCCTTGGCCATTGCTGAAATTAGCCAAGTGGAAACAATTCACGGTATGCGGACCAAGGTAAAAATGTATGATAAGCTTGGGGCGCTAGATAAATTGGGCAAGCACCTTAAATTATTTAGCGATGGCGCTGGCTTAGATATTAACTTTAACCAGATGGGCCGTGTTACCATGAAAAACTCGGCCGATGGCACGCAAAAAACCCTAACTTTCAACGTGGGCCAAGTGCCAAGAAAAATTAAAAAATGACGGAGGCGGTTATATCCCTGCCTGAAATTCTAAATATACCGCCTAAATTGTTACCAATGGTGACAAATTTTAACGACTTTGACATTTTTTTTCTTGAAGGTGGCCGTGGCTCGGCTAAATCACATTCAGTTGGCAGGTTTCTGCTATTCCTTGGCGAAGAGAATAAAATTCGCGTGGTGTGCGGCCGTGAAATTCAGGCCAACATTGAAGAAAGTGTTTATACGCTGCTCAAGGATTTGATTGAAGAATATAATTTAGCCTACAAAGTGTTTAAAACCCGCATCGTTCATCGCACAACTGGCACAGAATTTAGGTTTAAGGGCTTCCGTGATCAGGGCAATGTTAGCGTAAAAGGGCTTGAAGGCGTTGATATTCTATGGATTGACGAGGCTCAGAGCATAACCAAGCACACTTTGGGCATTATCATGCCTACTATTCGTAAAAACAATAGCCGCGTGTTTTTCACCATGAACCGCTATATGCGTGATGACGCTGTGCCGGAGTATTGCATCGGGCATAAAAAGTGCCTGCATATTCAGATTAACTATTTTGAAAACCCATTTTGCCCATTGTCGCTTAAAATTCAGGCCGAAGACATGAAGGCCAAAAGTTTGCGTGATTATAACCACATTTGGCTTGGGCACCCATTAAGCTCGGCCGATGAATATTTATTCAATTACGACAAGCTAGATGCCGCCATTGGCCGCAAGTGGTTTGGTGATGAAGTGCCCCGCAAGCGTGTGCTGGCCATTGACTTTGCGGCACAGGGCAATGACCAATGTGTTGCAACCGTGCTTGACCGCATGACAAGCCAGCATTGGAAGCTAACTGAGCGCATACCGTGGGACGAAGACGATAGCATGGTGAGCACAGGCCGCATTGTGAATTATATCGGGCAGTTTAAGCCTGATGTGGTGATTATAGACGTTGGCGGCATGGGCAAGGTCGTGTATGACCGTTTGCATGAATTAAAGCTTGATGTTAAGGCTTTTGATGGTGGCAGCACCGATGGGATTGATAACAAAGCCTATGGCAATGTTCGGGCCGCTGCATACTATACCGCGCGTGACTGGTTTGATTTGGGCTATTTGTGCCTTGAAGATAAAGATAGGGAAGTGATTAAGCAGGCTGAAAAAATTAAAGCCAAGCCACGCTCAGATGGCAAGCGCTTTATTCAATCAAAACAGGATATGAAAAAAGAATTGAAATATTCGCCTGATGATATGGATAGTTTGATGATGGCAATTTGGGGAGCTGTCAAGCATTTGGGCCGCGATAGCAATAGTGTTTCGGGCAATGTGGTTAATGTGGTTAAGCGCAATGTATCGGCGCGCGCTAAAAGTGCTAGACGCAGATGAAAAATTGAGCTATGTTTGGGCGGTATTAAAAAAAAGCTTTATGCGGGGGCCGAATATGGGTGGTTTAATTACAGGATTGCTAGGCGGTGGCGACAAGCCAAAAGTTTCAACAGCGCCAATAGCCGATGTTACCGAAGAAAAACGCAAAGCTAAGCTTTCACGCACACAATTATTGGCAACTGAGGGCGGTTTAGCAGGCTCAGAATTAGCGCCTGACCAAGTTCAAACACGCCAAACCTTGTTGGGGAATTAAAGTTGCTAACTGAAAACCAAAACATTCGGCAGATTTATAGCCAGTTAAAAACAAACTGGGAGCAAGAAAAGCCCATATGGGAAGATATTGCCGCCTATGTTGGCATTAGCGTTAATCCTGATGGCAATGTTACCACGAATAATAACCGCAAAGGCGATGCCTTAGACGTTATGATTGATGACCCCACTTGTGCCATTAGCGTAAATCAGGCGGGTGATTATATGGCTGGCATACTTGTGGGCACAGGTGACAAGCTTTTTGACATTATCCCAAGCCGCCATGTTGAAGAGTTGGTTGATAAATCTGTTGTTGAGCCGTTTTATAAATATGCCACACGCTCGGCACTATTCCACATTAACCACCCAAACGCTGGCTTTTCTGTTGCATTGCGCCCATATGCTTACGACCAAATTGCTTTTGGCACATCGGGCATTGGCACTTTCAAGAATAATGATTTTATCAATGGTGTTGATGAAAACGCCTTAAACTTTAAGAATTATGGGGTTGATAACCTGATAATTGATGAAGGCCGTGGTATGCAGGTTGATACTGTATTTGTGCCAGAAGCCATGCGTGTTAATCGTATTATTCAGGATTTTTGCTTTGTTGGCGGTGCGCTTGATAACAAGCTGTTTGCCAAAATGCCCCAAGCTATTCGTGATGCCTACAACACAAAAGACTTGAACAAGCAGTTTGTTATTGTGTTTGGCTTTTTCCCTCGTGCCAATTTTAACCCTAAAATGGCCGGCAAGCGTGGCACCCGATATAAGGGTGTTTGGTTTATGGACGGTCAAAACGATGACAGCATTTTTCGCGAAGAAGATTTTGCCGAACGCCCAATTGCTGTAGCGCGCGCCATTAAGGTGCGTAATGAAGTTTATGGCCGTGCAAGCGGCACAATGCTTATCTCAACTATTCGCTCAGTCAATTTTATGGTGGGTAATGCGATAGAAATTGTTGAAAAAATGAGCAACCCCGCTTTAGGCATACTTAACAATGCCATCTTCGGGGATAGTGTGCTTGATAGTAGCCCCAATAGCTTAACCGTGTTTAACGATGCGTTTGTTGGTAAAGCGCCGCCAATCTTCCCTATTGCCGATGTTGGCGACCCTTCTGCTATTCTTAAATTCCTACTGCCTTACCTGAACGAAAAAATAGCCACCGCATTTAAAATTGACGTGCTGCTAGATTTTAGCTCGGCCAAGGATATGACCGCCACCGAAAGCTTGCAGCGCTATGCTATTCGGGGCAAATCATTGTCGGGCACGCTGTTGCAGCAAAAAAATGAGGTGCTTGTGCCAGTATGCAAGCGCTCTATCTCGCTGCTTTATATGCTTGGTGAGCTTGGGGTTAATCCTATTTTGATGGAAGATAAAGCCAAACAATTGGCTGCCCTTGGTTTGAGTGAGCGCATTATTCCCGAAGCTGTGTTGCAAGTTATCGCTGAGGGCAAACCTTGGTATGAATTGCGCTTTAACAATGAGCTTGAAAAGCTAACACGCACCGAAGCCGTGCAAAACCTATTGCAGGTGTTGCAGGCTATTAGTGCCATTATGCCGCTTTACCCGCAGATTGCTGAGGGGGTTAATTGGTTTAAGCTGTTGCTGGCCATCAACGAAAACCTTGATGCTAATAGCCAGATTTTGCTTAGTGAGAAGGAATTTAAGGATAAAATCATGAAGATTGCGCAGGCAAACGCACAGGCCGTTGCATTGCAAGCCGGCCAAGCTGGTGCTGAAATCCAGCAAAAAGCATCAATAGCTAACAAGAACAATACTGAGGCCGCTAATGTCGCAAAATGAGCCCCCCGAAGTGCAGGCTTTTAAAGATACTGCAAGCAAGCTTATGGCTGACCGTGTGAATATGGAGGCCATAAAGCAAAATATTGTTGCTAATAAGGAAGAATATAAAATTGCCCTTAATGGTGTGGCTTCAACACCAAATGGGAAAGTATTCTTAAAAACCCTCATTAAAGCCTGTGGTGTATTTGCGGTAACACGCAAGATGGACGGCATGGCTTTGGTGGAAGATAAAGCCCTGCGCTACTTGTATTTAGAGCACATACGGCCTTATCTTGATGTTCAACTTAGAAAAGAATTGGAAGATTAAAAATGACAGAAACCACGGATACCGCGCCTGCCACAACGGCAGATACCGCGCCCTTAGACGCTGCCACAACCCAAGGAACTACAACGGCTGATGTAACAACGCCAGAAAATAAAGCAACTGCTACCCCTGCGGACGATGCATTTGTTTTGCCTGAGGACCATAAAAATAAATCATGGGCCAGCAAAATCAAAACCCAAGACGATGTTTATAAGCAATTGGATAACCTGAGCGCCTTAGTTGGCAAAAAGGAAGTGCTGCCGATTGATTATGCGACTGCCACACCTGAGCAAATTGAAAAATACCACGCTACCTTGCGCCCAGAAAGTGCCGATGCCTATGAGTTTGGCGAAGGCGCTGAGCCTGAGTTTAAGGCGGCCGTGGGCGATTTGTTTCTAAAAAATGGCATATCGGCTTATCAAGGCAGCCAAATTATCAAGCAAGTAACCGAATTATCGGCTAAGATGGTTGAGGCCCAACAAGCGGCCAATGTTAGCGCTGATGGTTATCTTGAGCTTATGGGCAAAAGCTTTGGCGCTCAGGCTAAACAAGTGGTTGCCCAAGTTGAGCAAGGCTATAAGGCATTTGCCACACCCGAAGATAAAGCCATTTTAGATGGTATTAACAACAATGTGCGGGTTGCCTTAGACAGAACTGTATTTAACATTATGAAGAAATTCGGCGCCGAAGAAACTGGTAAGCAAGCCGAAACACAAGGCATTGCGGGTTCAGTAACTGACATCAATGTTGTTCGCGTTAAGCTGCGTGATGAATTTGACGAAATGATGAAACGCCCATATACTGCTTCTGAGTATCAAGCGTTAAAAGAAAAACTAGCAGCAACATATAAGGGAGTTAAATAAAATGGCAAAACTGTTAAAATTTACAATTCATGGGTCATTCCACACATCTGACAACAAAGTAATTGACTTTGAAGACTTGCAAGGCGTTGTGCCTTACACCGATATTGACATTGCTAAAATGCACATTCGCAGCCGTTATGCTGTTAAATGGATTAGGGAAGCTGTTGATGCCGATGGCAACAAAGCCTATCCTGAGCGCATTGAAAATATTCGCCAAGTCTTTATTGATGAACCCGAAGAGGTTGAAGGTGAGCTTTCATTCATCGGCAAAGACATTCGCGAAATGAACGAAAACGAGTTGCAGGATTTGGCCACGGCCAAAGATTTGCGTCGTGTGCCTGTGCCGCGCCATGTTTCTGGCCAAAGTATTCAGGAAATGCGCATTGCCGCCTATGCTAACTACTATGCCGTTGTTTATGGCGTTGATATTGATGTTAGCAAAGAGGGCTTTACCCTATCAAATCAAGAGCCTTGCATTGTGGGCGATGGGGTGCTTACAAGCCCTGCAAATACCACAAATGATGAATATCTTAACAATGTGGAAGATGATAGCGGCAAGCCTACCATGGCAGAATTGGTATCGCTGGCCCGTGAAAAGGGCATTAAACACCATGTAAATATCAAGTATGACAATTTATATGAGCGTTTGTTTGGCGAAACTGCGGCCTAAGCCATATGATTTAAATTGATAAAGATAGGGGGTTTTGCCCCCTATTTTTTTTATTTGCAAAAGTTAAAAAATCAGATTATGATGTTTCACGTGGATACTTGCTTTGCGCAACCCTAAAATGGTTATGCAGCCGAAAATGCTAAAAAAGCCCTGATTACAGGACACCTTTTTGAAGACAACAAATTATCATTCTTAACTTATGGAGCTTGAAGATGCCTTCAAATACTATTAACCCATCTATTGATGCTGGTGCAAAGCAAAACTTCCAAGATAGCTTTTATTCATTAGCGCAACAAACCAAATCTAAACTCGTTTCAACTGGTGCTATTATGTGGTTGCCATCACAAGGCAAAACCAACAACATGGCGCGCATTGGCCGTATTGACTTAAACGAAGTTAATACCCGCAACCCTGACAAACAATATGGCGACTATGCTTTGGATAACCGCCAATTCACTAAGCGTCGTTTTACAAAAACCATCACTATTGATGCTAAAAACGACATTAACGAATTGTTGAAAGACCCACGCAGCGACATTTTGATGCAATTAGATGCAGCCAAAGAGCGTGTGATTGACCGTATCGCGGCTTCTGCGGCTGTTGGTGCTGTTTCGGTTGGTGCTCCTGATGCTGTTCAATCGTCAATTAGCGCTGCTGCTGATGGCGTTTTAACCATTGATGGCACGGCTGGCTTTACCTATCCTATCGTTCAAAAAATTACTGAAAACTTTATCAACAACGATGTAGATTATAGCGTTTTTAGTGGTTCAACAATCTGTGTTACTGGTAAAGAAAACACAAACTTGATGAACGAAGATAAATTCATTAACAACTTTTACATTACAGGTTCTGTAGTTGAAAAAGGCGTGATGGAAAAAGCTGGTGCATATCGTGTGCAATTGTTTGCTGGTTCTGTTAATGGCGGCATTCAGGTTACAAGCCCGATTTTAACCGAATTATCAACCACTCGCCAATGCCTCGTCTTGGCTCCAAAATCTATTGCGATGGCAATGGAAATTGGTGACATTGATGTTGCTAAAAGTGGGACTAAAGTTAATTCTTATGAGATCACTATTGATTTTTGGATTAACGCTATGCGCACCGAAGGCGTTCTCGTTCAAATCGTAACCACAACACTTTAAATTGGAGTAACTAAAAATGGCGACTTTCCGCACAACTGGCTTTACTGCCAAACCTAAAAACCCTGTCTATACTGTAGGCAAAAAATATCGCACAGTTCCTGCGCGCGCTGCTCTTTTAACCGCTAGCATGACTAACGGCGATATTGTTGAGCTTGCAGGACCTTTAACCTACGGCGAACGCATTGCTCGTATTTCTACACCCAATGCCTCGCCTGCTTTAACTGCGGCCGCTGATAGTAAATTAGGTTTTTACTATAAGGCCAATGATGGCACATTAACCTTGATTAAATCAGGCTCAGACGCTTTGTTATGGACTGGTGCAACCTTGGCGGCCGCATTATCAACTCGTGATTTGTTGATGCATTTTACCCCTGCTCTTGATACAACCAAGAACATCGGCGAATTGTTAGGCCAAACACATGACCAAGAGCCTGCTGGTGGCGTTTATTTGGGCTTAAAATTCCCAACTAAACCATCGGTTGATGGCGTTTTGGACCTTGAAGTTATGATTGAAGAAGCTTCAACAAACTAAATAATTAAGGGGGCGGTTAGCGCCGCCCCTTTTTTCTGTTAAAACTATTAGGGGGCGCAATGTCGGTTTCATCAAAGATAACTATTTGCAATATGTCCCTCGGTCTAATGGGCAATTTTGGCACCATTACCAATATTGACACGCCGCAAAATGATAAAGAGCTTACGTTTGCTCTTTGGTATGATATTTCAAGACAGTATTTATTAAAGCTTTTAATGCCTAACTTTGCGCTTAGCCGCCGCATTGTAGCTGCGTTATCTGCTGTGCCTGCGGGTTACGCCAATTCTTTTGCCTATGCCTATGAATATCCAAGCGACTGTTTGAAGGTGCTAGGCATTGGCAATGTTGAAGATAAGCAAAATGATTATACAGTTGAAAGCAACATGATTTTAACCAACACCGAATATGCCGATGGCCTGCCGTTGCGCTTTATCGCCGATGTTGAAGATGTTTCAAAGTTTAGCGCTGAGTTTGTCAAAGGCCTTTCGCTTTATCTGGCCTCACAGGCCTGCATGAGCGTGACACAAGATGTTGCCAAGGCTGGCCAGCTAGAGGTCATGGTATCACGTGTTATTGGCTCAATTAGCGGCATGAACGCCCAAGAAAACAGGCCTATTAGAATAAGCAATTCGCTTTATAAGCAATCAAGATACACACCATTTCCTAGCAATAGCAGCAAAAAATAATGAAAGTTTTAACCGCTTATAATAATTTCAGTCGGGGCCGCATAGACCATGACATGATGGGGCGCTTTGATTTGCCCATTTATCAATCTGGCGCAGACTTTTACGAAAACTTTATTTCAAACTTCAAGGGCAATGCCATTTATCGCAAAGGTTTTAAAAGCATAGTCGCTTTTGAAGATTGCGTTATGGCCGAATTTAACTTTAATAACACGCAAAACTATGTGCTGTTCTTTTACGCCAACAAAATCCGCTTCATGTCATTTGATATTAACGGCAACTTTGGGTGGGTTTTAAGCGCTGGGGTGCCGATTGAAGTGGCCACCCCTTACACGCTGGCCGAGTGCGAAGATTTAGATTACACCCAAAACTTTGACACAATGATTTTTACACACCCCAACCATGCGCCCCGAAAGCTTGTGCGCACGGCGGCTAATGCCTTTACATTCAAGACATTTGCTATAAAAGATGACCCATTTGGTTTAACATTTGGCGCCAATATCACAATAACAGGCATTACCAAAGCGGCTAATGGCGTTGTAACCACATCGGCGGCCCACGGTTTGACAACTGGGCAATCTGCAAAATTTAGCGGCGTGGTTGGCATGACGCAAATTAATGGCTATACCGCCATTGTAACGGTGCTCACGGCCACAACATTTTCTATTGATGTGGATACAACAACCTTTACGGCTTATAGCTCTGGCGGCATTGTAAATCAGGTTCTGACAAGCGATTATCCAGCTTGCTGCTTGTTTTATAAGAGCCGTTTGTATTATGCGGCCACAACGGCAAAGCTAACGACAATTTGGGGCAGCGAGCAAGGGTTTTACGATACCTTCACCTTGCCTGTGACTGTGCTTGACACCTCGGCGCTGCAAGCTACTATTGCCGAAATTAGCCAAAAAATTGAGTGGCTATTTGCTGGCGACAACTCGTTAATTGTTGGTTCTGCAAGCGGCATTGTTGCGGTTAATGGCGGCGGCGTGGGCAATGCTATTACAGCCGATACTATAGAATTCACCTTAACATCTGCCGATGGTTGCAATAAGACATACCCATTAAGAAAAGATGGCTATGTGTTTTATGTGGGCCGCAATAATCGCAACCTTTACTATTTTAACTATGACCTTTTGACCGAGAGCTTTGTGGCGGCCGATGCCAACTTTATCTCGTATGACATCACGGCGGGTGGGCTTGGTAAGATTAGGCACAAAAAAGACCGCAACGATATTATCTATTCAATTCGCGGCGATGGCGATTTAGTCACCTTAAACTTCAAAAAAGATGAAAATATTATCGGCTTTCACTCTCAGGAAACCAATGGCCTTTTTGAAGACATGGCTGTTATCACAAATAACAATGGCGACCCGCAACTGATAGCGCTGGTGCAGCGCAATGGCGTGTTTTACATTGAGCAACAAGCGGATTTTGTGGAATTTTCACAGCGCATAAACTTTTTTACTGATAAAGATAGCCAGCAAATTGACGATGTGGCATATGTCCGCAAGGTTGCCGAAGAGCTAAAAAGCTGCGTTTATCTTGATGGGGCCCTTATTTATAGTGATTTAAAAAGCAATTTAATAACCTATAATGCGGGTTTGAACAAAATAACGGCCACTAGCTCTGTGTTTGTCTTGGGCGATGTGGGCAAGCATATAGTCTATAAAACGGCCACAGGCTATGAAAGTGGGCGCTTTGAGATAACGGCTTTTATTGATGCTTTCAATGTAACTGTTAGTGTGCTGCAAGAGCCAACATCTAACACATACACAGATTGGTATTTGTCATTTTCTAGCCTTAGCGGTTTAAGCCAATTTAACGGCACTACGGTCGGGGTTGTAACTGATGGCGGCTACCTATCGGATTTTGAAATTAGCGGCGGTGTGCTGTCATTTACTGGGCAGGTTACGCATACTGTCATTGGCTACCGATATAAGGGCTTAATTAAATCTTTCTGCCTCGGTTTTCAGGCGGGGGCCGAAAATACCCAAGTTACCATGAAGGCTATTAGCCGTGCCCATTTAAGATGTGTGGCAAGTGCTGGCGGTTTGTTTGGCGCTTCCCCTTACCATCTTGAGCCTGTGCAAGAGCTTGGCCAGCAAGATATTAACTATTTGCCGCCAATTCCTATTGATGGCATTAAATCTATCACCTTATCCGATGACAATGCTCAGGATAAATTCTTTTACATTGTTCAAGAAGCGCCATTGCCCTTGTGTGTAACGGCTATAATGCTTGACGCTAACTATAGCACCACCCGATGATTAGACCCTATGAGCATGGCGATGAAAAAAAGCTTAATTGCAATGAGTTTTCTGATTTTTCTAAGTATGACTTTGTTTTTGGCAATATTTTGTATGAAAAATACACACTAGAAACATTGGGGGTTGTGCGTGGGATTGTTATTTGGCACGAATATAAGCCAAGGGAATTTGGCATTTTCTTTTTAATGCCTAACGATATTAAAATTGGTGACATTAAAGAATTGAAACAGTTCTTAAATAATGCTACTAATGCTTATAGCCCAAAAAGCTGCATGACTGCCAGCTTGCAAGATGACCGCTTAGAGCGATGGCACAAGTTTTTTGGCTTTGAAAAGATTGGGCAAGCTGTCGTTGATGGCAAAACAGTTAATACATGGGGGGCAACATGGGAATAGAAACCGCAATTTTGATTGGCACGCTCGCCTCTGGTGCTTTTTCTGCCAGCCAGTCAATAAAAAATGCCAAATCTGCTGCTAATGCCACTATCGCTGAGGGCAATATTGCTACTGCCAACAAGGCAAAAGAAGTGCAAATGCGCGCCGCACGGCAAAAATCATCTTTCTTAAATTCAGGGCTTACCCTTGAGGGCACACCTGAGAATGTTATTGATAGCACCTTTAGCACAGGGCTAACCGACCTTAATCAGTTGTCTTCAAATTACAACACTAAGGCTAAACAGCAAATTGCTGAGGGGCGCGCTCAGGCCATTTCATCTATTGCCTCTAGCTTTGCAGGCGCAAGCTTTGCAGGGGCTGGGGCTAGTGCCTTTAAGGCTGGCTCATTTGGTTTGCAAACTGGTGGCCAAAGCCTGTTTAATGGTGGCATGGGTAATATTTTCGGCAGCTTAAACGGCGCACAGGGACCGGGTTTTTAATTGGAGCTTTTAGATGGCGCAACGTGATTTATCAAACTTTCAAACTGTTGGGCAGGTTGTGCCAAAAGTTACCGACCCGATTGGCCAAGTGCTAGGGGCGGTTGCTGGCGATATTATGAAGAGCAACCAAGAGGCCAAGATAAACGAGAATTTATCAAAGGCGCAGATTGATTTGCAAAGCTTAGATAATCAGTTCAAAATTGATTATGAAGGCGACCCCACCAATGCCGAAGGTTTGAAACAATACCAAGAAAAACGTAAAGAAGTTTTTGACACTTATGGCGCCGAAATTAGCCCTGTTTATCGTAAATATTGGAATGAAAACACGCTTAAAATTAGCAGCCAAAACGATTTAACAATTCAGGCATGGGGCATTGACCAATCAAAGAAAAACACCGTTAGTTCTATTAATACCAGCCTGCAAAACAATTTAACTGCGGCTATGATTAATGGCCAAAACTTTGCTAATAGCGGCCAAACAGAAATGGGCGCATACCTTGATTTTGAAAATTCTATTAACCAAGTTCAGGCTTTTGGTGAGCGCAATTTGGGTTCAGAAACAACGGCCGAGCTATTGGGTAATTATAAAAGCGATTATCTAAAAACATTTTTAAGCGGTGTTGCTGATGTAAATCCAAATAAGGCCCTGCAACTTATGCAAGACCCGAACATGGCCAATGATTTTGGCGATGCTGATACCTATATGCGCATGAAAAACAGCATAGAGCGCAAAGCTAAATCGTTTAATAAGATGACCGTGCAGCGTGATGGCTATAGCAGCATTATGGCAGGCAATGAGCTTGTGGCAAGTTCAATGCAAAAGCCTATGGGCTATGCAGATTTGCAAACTCAGATTGAGCAAAAGAAAGTTTCGCCCGAAACTGGTGCATATCTTATGAAGATTAACGGCTTTTTAGACCAAACTGATGGCAAAAAAACATCGCCCGAAGACAAGATGGCCATTAAAATGGAAATTTACGATAAAGTGCATCGGGTGACATCGCCTAATGAAGACGGTGAGCCGCGCGATATTAGCGCCGAAGAGTTTGGCGCTTTTCAAGATACCGTTTATCGGGCGGCTAGAGTTGGTGCTATTACACCAAAAGAGGCAGAGGGGTTTGTTTCAGATTTGGTGCAACCCTTGGCCGATAGTAAGGTTAAGCAATTTGAGCACCCATCGTCTTGGAGTTCGCCAACCACATGGTTTGATGACAGCTTGGGCTTTGATAAAGTCAATAGTATGTTTGATGACCAGATAGCTTTGCCGATTGACGATGACCCATCAAACGAAACCAAGCGCACTTTGAATAAGAAAAATTCTATGGTTAATGCTTTGAATAAAGTTAAGATGGCTGATTATTATTATGGGGCGCTAAAAGAGCAAGCCAATAGCTATGGTGTTAAAAGCGTGGCCGATATTCGTAGCTTAAACAAAATGCAGCAAAACAAGATTAAAAGTGAGGCCTTTAATATGGCCAAGAAAAACTTTATGCTTGATAGTCACCCAATTTTGAGCACACTTAATGACCTGCCTAACCAAGTTTTAGATGGTGGCACACTTACACAGGGCATGGCTGGTGAGCGCAATGTTAAGCCCGATGCCATTGCTAAACCCGCCTTTGATGTTAAGCTTGGCAGCGATGGCAATTTATATCGGGTTTATCCTGATGGCACACAAGAAAATGCGGGTAAAGCCCCAGAAGGCATGAGTTTCTAATGGTTGATTTGCGCAGTTTAACCCCAAGCGAAGTAAAGATGACCCAAGCGGGGGCCGCCAAGCCAGCCGCTAGCAATGGCAATATCCCACAAGTGAGTGTTTCAGAATTAACGGCAGGCGACAACACAGGCCGCGCGCAACAAATCTTGCAGCCATTGCAGCTTAAAACCATCAATGCGCCAAATAACACGGTTTATGACGCTAAAAGCAAGCGTGTGCTGAGTGTGCCGCAAACGCTTAATGCCGATGAAACTCGCTTTGTTATTGAGCGTGATGTTGATGAAGTAAAAGAATTTTGGGCTATGAAGCCAGTAGGCCGCCTAAAAGCTGCTGCTGGCGGTGTAGGTAACTTTCTTGTTGGGCAAATACCGCAAGCGTTTTTAGGCCTTGAAACTGAAATTGCAGAAACTGCTTTACAGCGCATGGGCGAGGGCGAATATGTAACAAATCCCATAAACCAACGCCCTGTAAAAGTCATACAGCATTACATTGATAAATTTGTTGGCATGGAAAATTATCAAGATTTGCTAGAAGGTTCAAAAAAACTTAGCGAACGCAATCAAGAGTGGGTTAAAAAGGCATTGCCTGAGCGGCCAAGCGATAACGAATGGGGGGCTCAAAAAATTTATGACCTTAGCTCTGGCGCAGGCTCTCTATTAACTAGTCTTGGCTTAGCCTATTTGACAAAAAGCACTACTATGTCTGCGGTTTTTTTTGGCGGGTTACAAAAATCAAATTTATATCAAGAGGGGCGAAAAACTAAAGACGCTGCTACATCTTCAGACATATCAACTTTTGGTGGTATGGTTGATGGTGGTCTTGAAGCTGTGGGTTTGCCAGCTTTTATGTCAGGGTTAAGAGCCAACAGTGCTGTAAGCCGTTTTGCTTCAGGTGGCATTACAGAACTTATGCAAGAGAGTGGGCAAGCAACTGGTGAAGAGCTAATTACCCAAGTTTCAGGTATTCGCAATAAAAGTATGCAGCAAACAGCCGAAGATATTCTCTACCAAGGCGTTTTGGGTGGTATTATTGGCGGCACAACAAGCGTAACCGTTGGCGCATTTGTAAAAGATGAAGCCACCAAACAAGGTTTTAATGAAGCCCAAGCTGATAAAATGGGCAAGTATGCTGCTGAAAACTTTCAATCTGCCAAAGGCGGCATGGACGAATTTATTCAAAAAGAGCTTGCCCCCATTGCAAAAGACGATGCCTCGGCCGCAAAATTCATGCAGCTTATGAAAGATTTTGACAATGATGTTGATATTGCAAGCGCCCAAGATTTAGACGAAGAAAGCCGCGCGGCCTTAGACCAATTCACAAAAATGTTTAACGATAGCAGCCGCGACCAAAGCGGCATTGCGGCGGTTGAAAAACAAGTTTATGAGCAAGCTATTGCCGCAGGTGAAAACGAAGATGTGGCCATGCAGAATAGCAAGTTGTGGGGCGCTGTTAGCGATGCCTCTAGCCGTGCCCTTGGCATTACGCCAAAAGAGTGGGTGGATAGCTTAGGCCTGCAAATTAAAGATGGTAGTGTGGTGTCCCCGCCTACCCCTCGTGTGGTTGAAACTGGCGATGCCGATTATCTTGTTGCCAAATATGAGCCAATGGTTAGCGATAACGCCAAGCGATTTGTGGCTGAGGCTGTTAGTGTTAAAAATTCATTGGCCATGCAGGTTGATAGAAACAACCCTGCACAGGTTAAAAAAGCATTAAAGCTAGATAAAGCACCCGAAACTTTGTTGCAGGCCATTTATCGCCATGGTGGATTGTCCGATGGGCTAACACAGCAAGAGCGTGACACATTGGCCTATGGTGGCAAAACTAAAAGCGAGATGAAACAGGGTGAATTGCGCCAAGCCTTTGATGGCCGCCGTGGTATGCTGAGCCGTTATGTTCGGGCCGGTGGTGTTAGTGTTGATGACATGATTAGGCTTTTAGAAAAAGATGGCTATTTTGGGCAGGGGCAAGATGTCAATGCCAATGATTTAGTGGATTTAATTGAGCAAGAGGCCAATGGCACTAAAATTTATCCTGCGCAAATTGAGCAAAGCGTTGCGGCCGAAATTGATTATCAAAACCAAATCTTAGACCATTATGCGCGCGTGGGCATTAACGATGGCATGACCATACCAGAAATTGCAGAATTTATGGCGGCCGATGCGTTGCAGCAACCTGCTGATATTATCCCCGATGAAATTGACGATGGGCTGTTTTTTCAGGCTGAGGGCATGGCATACGATGCGCCAACCATTGAAGTTGATGGTGTGGTGCGCCCCACAACAAACGATAAAGGCCAGCCTATTGCGGCCACACAAGAGGGCTTGCAAAACTTCTGGCGTTGGTTTGGTGATAGCAAGGTGGTTGATGACCAAGGCCGACCAATGGTGGTTTATCATGGCACTAAGGCTGATTTTGAAACATTTAATAGGTCAAGTGGCGGCGAATTTGGTGCTGGCATTTATTTTAGTGAATATGAAACTACGGCAAAACAGTTTGGCGGTTATCAATCTGGCAATTCTAAAGTTAAAGTAGTTAGTGGATATTTATCTATTTTAAACCCATTAATTACCAATGATAGAAATGTGCCGCGTGGTATGGGCATTAAAAAGATTATAAAAGATGGTTATGATGGCGTGATAGGCACACAGCCAAATGGTGATAAACAATATGTAGCCTTTGAGCCAACACAAATTAAGTCGGTAAATAACAAAGGCACATTTAGCCCTGCCGATGCGCGCATATTAAACCAAAAAGATAAAGCTGGCAAAGCTCGTGGCTCGGTTGAATTTAAAGATGGCCAGACAATTATCACGCTATTTGCTGGCAAAAATGCTTCCACATTGCTGCATGAAAGCGCCCACATATTTTTACGCAACATGGAAAAAGTGGCAAAAAATACTAACCGACCCCGCGTTAAGCAGGATTTTGAAAAGATTAAAAAGTGGCTTGGCAATGATGGCAATGGCTTTACTCGGCCGCAGGAAGAGCGTTTTGCTCGTGGCTTTGAGCAACGTTTGCGTAGTGGCGTATCACCACGGCCAGAATTAAACACCGTGTTTGACAAGTTTAAGCAATGGCTGAATGATATTTATAAATCTGCACAGAATTTGAATGTGACAATATCGCCCGAAGTTTCCGATGTTTTTGACCGTATGCTTGGTAGCGATTTTGTTAAAAGCGAAAAGCTTTTTCAGGCGCAGCAAGAGCGTGATATTGAGGCCGATTATGAGCGTGTGGCTAATTATGTGGCCCCAAACACCTTGAAAACCGATGCGCTTAATGTTTTGTCAAGTGCTGGTGAAAGTGCGGCCGATATTTTTGTGCCTGTATCAACACGCCTTGGCAAAATTCATAAGAGCTTAAAAATAGCTGTGCGTAAATTTGTGTTTGAAACTGGCATTACCACGCAGGAAGACCACAAAATTGTTAAGCCATTTATTCAGGCTGTTTCGGATAAAATGACCCCCGAAGATTATAAGATTTTTGACCTTGCGCTTAAAAACCGTGACAATGTTAAGGTTGATTATCTTGTAAATAAGTATGGTATTGAAAAAGAATATCAGGGGGTGCGTGAATTGCTAGATGGCTTTTATAATGAAACTGAGGCGCTTGGGTTGGGCTTTGGCTATATTGAAGACTATTTTCCACGGCAAGTAAAAGCTGATAAAAAGCTAGATTACTTAAACCTGTTAAAGAAAAAAGATAACTGGGGCGCAATACAGCTTGCTTTAAAAGAGCATGACCCTAAGAATTTATTGACAGAGCCAGAAAAAGCCGACTTTATCAACAAATATTTGCGTGGTTTTTCATCAAGCCGCATTACGCTTGCACGGCCATCTTATTCAAAAGCTCGTGGTGTTGATTATGTGACCCCCGAATTTAATGAGTATTACGAAGACAGTATGCAAACTTTGATTAGCTATGTGGCAGGGGTGCGCGGCATTATTCAAAGCAAAAAGTTTTTTGGTGCTGAGAGCGAAGACGCTACAAAGGCTATGAAAAAAGCTAAAAAATATAACAAGCTTATTGTTAAAGTTTCTGATATGTCGGCCGAAGATGTTAAGCTGATGCGGATTAAAGCCAAAAGGGATTATATCAAAGCGATGGTGGCTGAAAAAGTTACCCGCCCTGATTTTAATTATGATGAAGACGCAGCCCTTCAAAGGCTATCGCAATTTTCTAAAAGAAATGCCGATGACATCAAAACAAAATATGTTCAAACGCTGAATGGCAAGCTAAAAGAAACACAGGCGGTTGTTGAAAACCTGAGCCTAAACCTTGAAGATAGTATCGGCGCATATGTTAGCGGCTTGATTGAGCAAGGCGTTATTTTGCCTGAACAAGAGCGTGTGATTAAGAGCATATTAAAAGGCGTGGTTGAGCC